CGCTCAAGGATGGCAGGACATCAAGCCCATAGCGGCTGAGTTATTGAGGCGTCTCCCCTTGCAATCGAATCCAGCAAAGGATGGGGTCTGGGGTGCTTTTAACATTCGTGGTCATTTCTACAGTTTCCGCGTGCGCATGGGCGGCATCACCGTGGATTTTCTGGACGTGCGCAATATCACGCGCGATGACGGGCTGAACGTCTCACGTGAGACGTTCGGGGGGGCCACCGACTTGGAAACCACGTGGAACATCGCGCAGGAATGCGCCGCATTGAATCTCAAGGGCGCCACCATAGCGTCCATGGCGATGACCGATTATATCGACGGGGATTATGCCGGTTTCAAACGCCGTTTTCCGCCATTGGACAGGAAAGATTATCGCCGGATGCGTCCCGCTTACTGGGGGGCGATAGTACGCAGCAAGCCGGGCGAATACCGGGATTGCAGGAGCTGGGATGTGAACAGTCTGTATCCGAGCATCCTACGCGATATGCCCATGCCGGTAGGTGCCCCCGTATGGTATGACGGGGAATACCAGGATGATGTCGATTATCCGCTGCATATCGATGTCGTCGCGTTTGACGCGCGGCTGAAGGCGGGCAAGACGGCGACGCTCACCAACATCCTGCCCGTATGGGGGTATGAGGGCGAACGTCTGGACAGTACGTTGGGTGTCGTCACCATGCCGGTGACTGATGTGGATTGGCAAACCTTGTCGGAAAACTATGATGTCCATGCATGGGATTATATAGGCGGCTGGAAATTCCGTAAATCGCATGGGCTTTATTATGACTACGTTGATAAATGGTTTCACGTAAAACAAACCGAAACCGGCGAGCGTCGGCAAATGGCGAAACTATTGCTGAACTCGTTGGTGGGGAAATTCGGGGCCTCGCTTTACCGGCCTATGCTGCACCCGAAGTCTTCCGGCGACGGCGGCGTGGATTTTACTGTGGATAAACCCGAGTCAACCAACTCACTCGCATGGCTGCCGACCGCCGCCTATGTCAACGCCTACGGTCGGCAAATATTGTCCCGCGCAATGAACGCGAACGCCGACCGTGTGCTCTACGCCGATACCGACGGCATGATATTGGAGGGACTGGACGCGCCTATTGGCATCGAAACGGACGACAGGAAACTGGGCGCGTGGAAAAATGACCACACCTATGAAAAAATTCGCATTCTCGGTAATCGCAAATATTGCGGCGTAGAGGGGGACGGCAGTACGGTGATGCGGTTGAGTGGCGTGCATCGAGCAGCCCTTATCCCCTACGACGACTTCCTGCCGAAGTCACGCCATGTCAACGATGACGGCTGTTTTTTTGTGCTATAATGATCGGTTGCAGGCTGTGCGTCCCAAGTCGATTCGATGGCTCGACCGGTAGGAAGTCGGTAAGGCGTTTGGGTTGGATGTAGACGTGCGTAGCCAACGCCCATCGACGGCGAGGGAACCCGCACAGCCTAGCAATCCGGCACGGCAGCGTGATTGCTGCCGTGCCATCTACCTTAAGAGGTGATTATGGACGACACCGAAACCGATGACAAGCCGGACACCACGCCCGACGCCGAACCGGACGTGAACGCCGACGACAATACGCCAAACCCGGAACCTGAAACGCAGGACGACGCCGAACCCGAGGACGCGGGTGACGACAAGAACGCCGACATGGCCGACCGTATCAGCGCATTGGAGGCGACCGTGGCGGAACTGTCCAAAACCGTCGAAGCAATGCGCGACGCCGCCGCCGACCATGTACTGAACGATGGTCCCGACGACAATGCGACGCCGGAATCGGCTGAAATGACCGACGACGACTATAACGGCACCTACAGCACTTTCGACGATCTATTTGAAGACTGACAATCAGGAAGGAATAACTATCATGGCAACTACTCCCGTGGTGACGCCGAAGCAGCAACTGCGCCCGCTCACCGAATTCAATAACGCCCAGATTCTCAACATGATTCGCAACGAGGCGTCGCCAGAGTACCAGAGGCGAATGCCCTCGGCCACTCAGATGAACATGGACCGCCAGATGGCTACGCTTATGTCGTCCACCCAGCTTAAGAACGAGTTTTACGCGGCGCTGGTGAACCGTATCGGCGGCACCTACGTGAACACGTGGCGTTGGAACAATCCACTTAGCGTTTTCCAGCGTGCATCGCAGGCGTACGGCGACACGTGGCAGGAAATCGCCGTGGGAATGCCGCTCGCGCAGGTCTATGACCCTAATGCGGAATATCTCGGCGCGGACAACTTCCGCAAGTGGAAAATCGACGTGGATTCGCTCTATCACCGTCTGGACTTTGCTCACTGGTATCCTGCGACCACGGATGACAAGACGCTTCAGCGTGCCTTCACTTCCGAAAACGGTCTGGCCTCGCTCACTTCCCAGATTCTCACATCCTGCTATAACGCGGCTGAGGTTGACCTTTTCGAGGCTCTGTGCCATCAGTTCGTCGAGTATGCGAAGCTTGGCGGGTATTGGCGAGTCCATATGAACAATGACCTCAATAACATGGGCAGTTCGGAAACGGACGCACGCGACATGCTGCGCCAGATTCGCGCGTGGGCTGACACGCTTAAGTTCGTTTCTACCAAGTACAACGCCCGTCACATGCCGACGTTCGCACGTCCGGACGAACTCGTACTGTTCTGTTCGCCAGAAGTCAAGTCGGCGCTTGACGTGCAGGGCCTTGCCACGGTATTCCAGCGCACGGACGCCGAGCCGACCATCGACCGGATTATCGTTATTCCGCAGGACAGGTTCGGCATGGACGGCGTGCAAGCCATCTTGACCACCGATAAATTCCTGATTGACATTCCCGTTATCAACGAGATGACCCAGCAGACCAATCCGGTCAACATCAATTCGGTCAACCATTATCTGCATGTCCAGCACATCATCTCAGTGTCCGGCTTCGCTCCGGCTGTGATGTTCTGGACTGGTGCGGCGTCTACGGCCAACGTGGTGCCGCCTACCGGCACACAGGCCAAGACGCCGACGTTCCAGCTCAAGCTCGCCATGTATGGCGGTGGCTCGGAAACTCCGAGCGATGTGGCGCGTGGTGGCGCGGTGCAGGTCACTGCCGACACGTCCATCACTAATGACGGTACGGCCACGTTCCGTTCTAACGCGGTTGAATATCGTATTGGCGGTACCGTTAAGCCGAAGAGTGATTACACGTATATTTCGCCTACCGGCGTGCTGGTGGTCGGCCTTGATGAACCGAACACTACTATTCCGGTGACGGCGACCGCCTTGTACACGAATCCGACTACGCCGGAAGTGCCGGGCACCGTGTCCGCTGCATTGGACGTGCCAGTGGTCGGTGACGGTGTTATCGGATTCAATCCGTCCATCATCGCATCCATTGCCGTGACCGTTCCGAACGTGACCACCGGTCATACGGCGCAGGCTACTGCCGTGGCGACAATGATTGACGGTCGCACCGCCGACGTGACCGCACAGGCGGCATGGACGTCCGGCACTCTGGCGAACGCCACCGTGTCCGAATCGGGCGTGGTGACTGGAATCAAGGTGGGAAGCTCTGATATCACCGCCACGCTGTTCGGCGTGTCTGGTAAGAAGAGCGTGACCGTGGCCGCGTGATATAATTGGAGGGTAGCCGGTTGGCTACTCTCTCTCACGGTGTGATGCAGGACAAGGCCCGGAGCGTAATCTACGTGAGCGCTCCGGGCCTTGCCATACCGGAGGATAACAATGATTGACGACGCGAACCCTTACGTGGAATCTAATTTTTCGTGGGCGGAATGGACGCCAAACACGACACTGAAGCTTTGCCGCGTGCCGTGGGATGCTTCATACCGTGATATCGTGCGGTTTGTTTCACGTAAAACACAACAAGAATGGTTTGACAAACTGGATGGGGTGGAATGCCGCCCGGCCACCATGCATATTTTCGGCGCTCCCGTACGCATCGAAATGCCATTCAACCAAGCGTCAAACTACAATTACCTCGTAGCCGTCAACGATTATCCCGAACTGGAGTCGCCACGCGCATGGTATTACTTCATCGAATCCGTGGAATACATCAACGCGCACACCACACAGCTCACGCTTATGCTGGATGTGTGGCAGAGTTTCCAGCATGACGTGACGTTTGGCAGCTGTTATGTGACGCGCGGCCATATCGGCGTGGCCAACGAGCGTCAGTGGGACGATTACGGGCGTACCACGCTTGCACTGCCGGAAGGACTGGACACCGGTGCGGAAACCGTCGTCACCTCCCAGTCGTACAAGGCGCTTATGTCCAGCAAGCCCGTGCAACCCGGATTCAATTCGCCGACCTTGGATTACGGCGTCATCGTCGTGGCCACGACCGACCTTGAGGCGTCGGGCGGGAGTGCCGAGAAGCCGTCGCTGAAAACCGCGCAAGGCTCACAATTCGAGAATCAATCCAACGGTGCGGGAGTCTATTATTTCGATACCGCCGATGATTTTACGCGCATCATGCAGGCGGGCAGTTCGTTCCCGTGGGTCACCCAAGGCATCACGGCGATTTACGCCGTACCGAAGATCAGCGCCGATTACGTCGCCGACGCGGGCCGCGAAGTAACGCAATTCTTCGGAAACGGCACGGCCGGCGTGATCAGGGGCCACGTATACACGTTCCTATGGGAGGCTAAAAGCGATAACCGGTATGACGACATCGTCTCCATCAGGAACTTTCGCGATAATTTCAACATTCCGAACCGGTATCGCAATCTGAGGAAGCTGCGGTGCTATCCGTACAGCATCGTGGAATGTTCATGCCTGAACGGCTCCAACGTCATCTATCGGCCTGAGGACATCCAGTCCGATGATCTGGTCATCCGCGAAACATGGAATTACGCGCCGCCATCCCCGCGTCTGAACTTTTATCCGGTGGGCTATAATGCGGGCGGCGCGGCTACGGTCGACTCCCCGTCCGGTAACGGCGCCGGGTTGCCGATCGACGGTGGGGAGATGCTGAACGTCAGTTTCGGCATCACCAACTTCCCCCAGTTCATGGTGGTGAACAACGGGGCCGCGCTTGCCATGGCCAACAGCGCCTACAGCCGCGCCTACGCCGAGCAGTCGGCCGGGTGGGCCCAGCAGAAGGCGACCATGAGCGCGCAGAACGCTCTATCGCAAGCTGGTATTGGCATCACCACTGGACAGCAGATGACTCAGTTGGGCGTGGACAATCGCAATGCGACGAACGCTATTGCAACGAATTCCATGAATCAGTCCTTGGCCATTAATCAAGCGAATACGAACGCCATGACCGACCTGACCATTTCCCAGAATAACTCTCAAATGGGATGGAATCTTGTGTCGAACACCGTAGGGAGCTTTGCGTCAGGTAGTCCGGGGCAGTTGGTCGGCGGCACTGTAGGAGCCCTGGTCCAGAACGGCATTGCCAACACCGGCGCACGTAAGAGCCGTGATATCGCCAACGACACTGCATCGGCCAATACTGCCAATGCCATTTCCTCCAGTGCGGCGCAGACTTCGCAAGCGAACTCGTACGCGCTGCGCGCCCAGCAGATTCAGGGCACTTCCAGCGCCCTCATGGCCGGGCAGAACTATCGGTTGGCTACGCGCTTCGCCGAGGGCGACTATGAGAACGCGATAGCGGGAATCAACGCACAGGTGCAGCAAATGCGGATGACCCCGCCGACCACGAGTGGCGCGGCGGGCGGCGACTCGTTCAACCTCGCCAACGGCATCATGGGCGTGCTGGTACGTTTCCGCACGTGTGCCCCTAGCGCGTTGCGCAGCGTCGGGGAGTTCATGCTGCGGTTCGGGTATTTCGTCCAGCGGTTCATTACCCCGCCCGCAAGTCTGCAATGCATGGAGAAATTCACGTACTGGCAGATGCAAGAATGCTATGTTCGGGGCATGTTGCCCGAACAGGCGCGGTTGACCATCAAGGGCATGTTCGAACGTGGCGTGACCGTGTGGGACAGGCCCGAGTATATTGGCGTGACCGATTGGGCGGACAATGACCCATTGCCGGGTATTGGCTATGAGTGATATGATGATGTCATGAGTAGGTCTAGGAAGAATCGGGTTGGCGGCGCGTTGCACCCGCGCGGCAATTATGAGAAGGCACGTGCCGCCGACCTCGACAGCATGTATTATCATCTGTTGGAAGAGCTGGCGTTGAACCGATTCAGCTGGCGTGGATTGCCGCCGACGGTGGATGAACGATGGCTTGAAATGTGTCTGTGCGAATACGGGTGCGCCCTCTTCTTCGAGGACGGGCGTATAGGCCGGTTCCTTGTGGCTCAGGCCGGATACCAAGGTCGACTGAACGTATATGACAATCCGACGTGTTTCGAGCCGGTGGGCACCAACTATCGTTACAGACAGCTTAAGGCGGGCCGTGAATGCATCCCTGTTTGGGATAATCGCATGCGCATGAGTTTCAAGGATATTCTATGGCAGTATGCGCGGCGTTTGGCGGATATCGATAAGGCGTACGACGTGAATCTGGAGAGCCTGAAGCTGCCGACCATCATCACCGCCGACCCTCGAACCAAGCTTACCGTCCAGAACATGTTGCAGCAGCGGCAGGACGGTCAGGACTATATTGTCGGCTACGATTCATTGGATCCCGGCAGTATGTTCCAGCCGTGGCCTAACACCACGCCGTACCTGTTGGACAAGTTCATCCAGCAGAAAGCACAGGTGACCAACGAGGTGTTGGGATATTTGGGTATCCAGTCTAGCGGTACGGAGAAGAAGGAACGTCTCATCTCGGATGAGGTGGCGCAAGCCAACGAAAAGGTGGATGTGTTCCGCTTGAGTTTCCTTAAGGCGCGGCAGACCGCAGCAACCGAGATTAACCGGTTGTGGCCGCAGTTGAACGTGTGGGTCGAATATGCCGACGCGCAATCGAGCGGCGTACCCAACGCGCTTGATTCAAGCGCAAGCGGTACTACGGACATCGATATGCCCGCATCGTACGACGCGGGTATCGGAGGTGTGTTATGACACAGGATTTTAGCACCTATGCGATGGCGACACCGGGGGAGTACACCGAAACCCTCGGCAATCTCATTGCCTTCGGCTATGATACGGACGATAAACTACATTTGAGCGCCGACTATTACCCGATCTACGACGAATCTCACCGCGCGGAATTGAACGAGAAAATCGTCCGCCATTACGCGCTTCGGGAGATAGGACAGGAAACCGCGCAGCAGTTCGTGTTCTATCTGGGTATGACCATGGCGGAAATCATGCCCTATTTCAACGAACGCTACAGGACGCTGGACATGGAATACGATCCGCTGGACTCCATGGACATGACGACGGACAGCGAGAACGGCAGCGAATCCCAGTCGTCCGGCAAAGCGTCCAGTATGCAAGATTCGACGAGCAGCAGTGCCAGCAAGTCGGATAACAACAGCACCACCACGTCGAAAAGCTTCGATAGCGACGTGCCGCAGACCGGCGTCGTAGGCGATTTTTCACGCTACGCCAGCCATGCGAACGAATCACAGGCGGACAGCTCCGGAACCGCGTCCAGCTCACAGGATTCGGCCAGCCACACCACCGCCCAAAGCGCCACCGATTTTCAGCATGATTCAAGCAATTCCAAGGGCGTGAGTCATGTGACGGGGCGTAGCCAGTCGGCCATGAGCCTGATTCAGGAATACCGACAGGCGGTCATCAATGTGGACATGGAAGTCGTGCGGAGTCTCGAACCGTGCTTCATGCAAGTATGGGGCTCGTATGATACAATATTCACTAACTGCCATAACTATGGAGAATGGGAGTAATCATGAGTGCCATCAATGCACTGATTCCACGGCAACGCCTGTTCGACGGGGTGCCTACGTCCGTTCCGTTCACCTATAGGGACGGATTGACGACATTGCAGTTGATCGAATGCCTACGCCATAATCTTGACGCCTTGCAGGCATATGTAGATAAGGTGGGGGAATGGGTGAAGTCCGAAGCCGACGGGACGGATGAGGAAATCTCCGAAATCAACGGGCACCTTGCATCGGTCGATGTGCAAATCGAGGATATCATAAGCCAGTTGGGCAAGCTCGAACTCACCAATGACGTCTATGATGTAACGCAAGGACGGTTCGTCGACAGCGTCGACGCAATGCGTGACATGTATCGCGAATTGGCCGTATTCGGCGCTCGCGTCAACCAAATGGCGACCATGACCACCGCACAGGCCGCGCAACATGACTGCATCACATGGGCCGTGTTGGGCAATCGGGAGATTTTCGGACACGAGGAACCACGGGTCACCCCACGAGGAGGGGCACAATGACGATGAATGGTCGATATGACAGGACGCCGCATCTCGCACTGCCGCTATACACGGATGATGCGCCAATGGACCTGAGAGACGGATATAACGAGGCCATGAGAGCACTCGACCAAAAAATCCACCATCTGGAAACGCTAATCCGAGAAACGAAGGAGAATAACCGATGAGCACGATCTACGATAAAACCGATAACTATGCGCTTAACCTTTACGGGGACGACGACCCCGCCGACTTAAGGGACGGCTACAACGGCTCCATGCGCACCATCGACGATACGCTCGAAAAGCACCTCAAACGCATCGAAGGCGTCGAGTCGCGTGAAACGCACGACGAAGAGGTAGTCAAAGCGCTGATCGGAGACAATACCGTCGACGGCGCCGCCACGGCGAAAGTCAAATGGGATAAGGCGGGAGCGGACGCGGCCGCCGCCATGGGCGAGGCCGACGACAATAAGACGATCCTTACCGCACTCGGAGTCGACACCGCCGCGCACGCCACCGCCGCGAAAAGCAAGTGGGATAAGGCGGGAGCGGACGCGGCCACGGCATTGAAAGCCGGCAAGACCAATCCCGTTTCCTACGGTGCGGACGATACCGGCGTCGAAGCCTGTGATGACGCCATCAAGAAGGCGATCGCCGACAGTCAGGCCGGCATTACGTTCACGGACGGCATCTACAGGATCATGGAGCCGATCGAATTTCCGTACAATACGGGACATCCTTTCAACATCACCTTGTCGGAGGGTGCTACGATCGTCGCAGGCGCACGAATGGACGCCATGTTCAAGGTCGGCGTCGTCGATCGGGGCGGTGCCGAAGCGAAGGAAGGCTTCAAGATCGCAGGCGGCCATTTCGACGCGGCACATCTCGCGGATACGGCGATCTTCGTATCGAAGAACATCTCCCGAACCACCGTCACCGATATCGTCATAGAGAATGCCACGGGCAATGGGCTCATCATCGATGCCAACAACGCCAACACGTCCTCGAATTCGATTGTTTCCAATGTAAACGTCAATAGTGCCGTACCGTCAGGTGCGTTGGGAGAAACGGTCGGCATCAATTT